ATGGCGGGTGACAAGACTGTGCTGAACTCACCGCACCATCTCGACCAGTTTCGCAAGCAATTGGCCGATGAAGGCGCGAATATGGCGCTAAGTGCTGCTACCGTGTGGCACGGCTCACCGCACAAGTTCGACAAGTTCGATTCAAGCAAGATCGGCACAGGTGAGGGTGCGCAGGCTTACGGTCATGGGTTGTATTTGGCTGAACAAAAAGCAGTAGCTGATGAATATGCCAGGAAGCTATCAAAGCCAATTGTTGATTTTTTTGGGAAAGTTCCATCTGATCCCATGGAAATTGCGATACAACAAAAATTACAGTCATTGGCAGAAACAACACAAACAGGAAGCAAATTAGATGAAATTTCAAAAGCTTTCGACTCGTACATAAATCCAAAATTAACAAGGTGGGACCCGAAACACCCAAAAGCCAACGCATATAACGGGATGGCACCCGTTGAAGGCGAAAAACTTGAGCGAATTATTGCGCTGCGCGATGCTGCCAAAAGGCTAGGGAGGCCAGATTTAGGAGATAGCGGCTCCCTCTACAAAGTAGACCTACCCGACGAACACATTGCAAAGATGCTGGATTGGGATAAGCCACTTTTCGAGCAGCCTGCAAAGATTCAGGAATTGGCCAAGTTGTGGGGCGCCACCTCAAAAGGCACTGGCGACATTTTTGGAAACCAGTTTTTGCAAGAGGCTCAAAAGAGATTCGGAGGCGTGGAGGGAGCAGCTGATGCGCTTCGGGCAAGGGGCATCCCCGGCATACGCTACCTAGACGGCGGCTCACGCGGCGCAGGGCAAGGCAGCTCTAATTTTGTCGTGTTTCCCGGCAACGAGGGCTTGCTGTCCATCCTTGAGCGCAATGGGCAACCGTTGAAGTAATCCTTTACCACTTTAGACAATGCCACCATGAACGAACAATTCACCGTGTTGCGTGGCAATGAGGCGCAGGCCGTACTGGATAACCCAGCGTATCAGGCCGCGATGAAACTGCTCAAGGAGCAAATTGCTACTGAGTGGCTTAATGCGCCCATTAGGGACAAGGAAGGCCAATTGCTGTTGTTGCAACTTGCCAAGCTGTGTCATAAGTTTGAGGGCATATTCAACGGCATGGTGGCTGAAGGAACAATGGCGAAACATAAGCTCGATCTTGACAAGATCAGGGACGAACCTCCCGTTCGACAATTTATGAGACGTGTTATTTCTGGCTGATCACCCAGCCTTCCCGCGAACGCAGCGATGCGCCGCATGTTGCCCTGGTGATGTAGGGGCGATGTTTGACAGAAAGCAATCATGGACGGACAAGTCGACACGACACCCGAGTCAGATAGCCTAGGTAACTTGGCTGAATACCTCACTGACACGCCTGAAAAGGAACCAGAGGACGAGGTAGACGGCGAAACCGTGGATGAATCGACCGCTGAAAGCGACACCGAGGAAGACACAGACGACGAACAGGAAGACGAAGATTCTGAAGGCGATGAGCCTGACGAGGAAAAGGAACCTACACCCGTCGCAAAAGTCACCATCAAAGTGAAGGGTGACGATGGCGAACTGGAAACGCTTGAACTCTCTACGGACGAGATCGCGGCTTCCTACATGCGCCAAAGGGATTATTCCAAGAAAACGCAAGCACTCGCTGAACGCGAAACGCAGGCAGTGGAATTCCTCAAATCGAAACACGACGAGATCAGGCAGCAGTACGTTAGCCAAGCTGAATCAGCACGGCTGGCTGTATCGCAATTGGCTGGACTCAAAACCGAGGCTGAACTGGCAGAACTTGCCGGAACAGACCCGGCTGCGTGGGTGGCAGAGACGCAGCGGCAACGGCAGATTGGTGCATACCTTCAAGGGCTTGATCGTCAGATCGCCCAAGAGCGCCAGTCAGCACAGGCCGAGGCGCAGCAGCGACAGCAGCAGGCATTGCAGAGTCAGTATCAGCAAGCGTGGAAGGCATTGGAAGCAGAGAAGATTGACAAGCCAAAACTTGCCAAGATTTACTCGGACGTGACCAAGATGTACGGTTACACCGAGCAAGAGCTTTCCAATGTGTACGACCACCGGCTGGTGAAGATTTTGCGTGACGCCACGGCTTACCAAGCATTGAAGGCACAAAAGCCAGCAGTGCAAAAGCAAGTGGCCGATGCACCGCGTATGCCAACACGCCAAAGCAAACCGCAAGAGCCGGTTAACCGGGAGCGCGAGAACCGATTCAAGACGGGCCGCGCCAAGTTGAACGACCTTGCTTCACTTTTCATGTAATTTAAGGAGCTAAAAATGGCTGTCCCAACAAACCTGTATCAGAAAGATTCCCTCAAGGGCAATCGTGAAGACCTGATTGAAAAAATCTTCCAAACCTCGCCCACGGAAACCCCGATCACCTCGGCTGCTGGCCGTGTCAAAGCGACTTCGACCTTCCACGAATGGCAGCGCGACAACCTGGCCGCAGCCAATGCTGACAACGCCATGATCGACGGCGACGACACCGCACTGCAAGCTCAAGTGGCAACCGAGCGCGTCGGCAACCACTGCCAGATTTTCAGCAAGGTGATCGGCACTTCTCGCCGCGCTAACCTGATCAAGAAGGCAGGCCGTGGTTCTGAACAGGCTTACCTGAAGGCAAAAGCCATGCTGGAGTTGAAGCGCGACATCGAGAAAATGGTCGTGTCCAATAACCCAGCAGTTGCCTCTACTACTTCGGTTGCTGGCAAATCTGGCGGTTTGGGTGTTCAGTTGTACCTGAACTTGTCCTCTGCGGTGGGTGGGTCTACTGCCTCTTGGACGACGGGCGCACCAACAGCGGCACCAACAGCGGGCACGCCTCGCGCCATGACGGTTGCATTCCTGAATAGTGTTCAGCAGTCGGTGTTTACCAATTCTGGCGTTCAGCCTGATATGTTGGTGATGGGGCCAGCTCACAAGGCAGTGTTTTCCACCTTCACGGGTATCGCTGCAAACCGCCTGGACACTGGCAAAAAGCAAGGTGCCGTGGTGACGGGTGCTGACGTGTTCATTGGCGACTTTGGCACGGTGCAGATCGTGCCTCACTACCTGATGTCTGGCGCTACCGATGCGTACCTGTTGAACATGGATTTCATTGACGTCGCGTTTTTGGACGGCATCAAGACCAGCGACCTCGCCAAGACCGGCGACAGCGAGAAGCAACTGATTACTGCTGACTGCTGCCTGGCCGTGCGTAGCTCGGCAGCGCAGGGAAAAATCGCCGGACTCTCGGGCGGTTAAGCCGCTATGACACCATGACTAGGGGGCTTCGGCCCCTTTTTCTTTGTCCCTTTACCAGTTTGGACAATGACTGCATATTAACGATGGGAATCGCTGTATGGAAAGCATTGGATCATTCACCGTTGATGACGGCATACACCCTTACGGCATTCACCGCCAAGTGACGTTTGAGGGCGACCAAGCAGTTACCAAGCTCACCTATGACGCTGAACCATTCATTGAGCAAGCGCACGCTGAACGGGTGCTAACTGCCGGCGATCGCTGGGGCGACGGCAAGAAGGTTGGAACTATCCCGATGGCGGTTTATTCGGAGATGATGAAGATCAAATCGCCAGAAGCGCGTGGCTTGGCTGTAGTGAACTGGCTCAAGGCAAACCCAGCCTTTGTCAGCTTTGACAAGTTCCTGAAATGAGCACTTACGCCACATTGCAAGCCGACGTTGCAGACTACCTGCACCGCACTGATCTGACGGCCAAGATTCCCGGCTTCATTGCGCGTGCCGAGGCGACGATGTTCCGCGAGTTGAACATCAAGGACATCCAGACTGTTGTTGACGATGTGACCGATGAGGACTACATCACGCTACCTGCTGATTTTGGCTCGATTGTGCGACTGACAACGACTAAGGCGGGCGTAGAGCGCACAGTGGATTTTGTCAGCCCAACGGAGCGTTATACAAACCAGAACCAATACAGCTTTGAGGCAGGCGGCATCAGACTGTTTGGCTCTGGCAATGGCACAGCTTACAACCTGTATTACACACCCGTCATTGAACCGCTATCAGACGACAACACGACCAATTGGCTGCTGGACAACGCGC